GTTTAGTTGTAAACCAAGAGTGCTTGATATAAATGGAGTTACTCCGTTAGAGATTGAAGATAGAAGTCATTTTATTGGTCTTATTTCTTGTCAATTTACCGCTAACGCTTAATATATAGTAAAGTAATATAATTTTGATATGACTAGAGCAGTTGATCTTCTCAAAAATAAATTTGGTGTATCACAATTTTATAAGTATGATATTAAACAAAATGATGAAATCATTCTTACTGTTTACTGGCATCCTTTGACTATTGCAGAAAGAGAATCTATACAGAAAAAAACAGGTTCAGAAGATACAAATGATTTTGCCTTACAAATGATGATTGAAAAATCTTTAGATAAAGATGGAAATAGGTTATTTCAAGATGGTGATAAGGCTTCATTAAGAAGAGAAGTTGAAGCAAATATATTGCAGGAAATACAATTAGCTATGATAAATGCTGGTTCTGACAAGGAGGTTGAAGAGGCTAAAGCCGATTTAAAAAGCTAATAATGAATGGAAATTTATTTATTCTTTGGCCAAAGAATTAGGAAAAACTGTAAATGAATTGTGTAAAACTTTAACTATTGAAGAAATGATAGGTTGGGCTGCTTATGCAGAATTAGAAAATGAAGAATATGAAAAACAACGAGAACAAGCACAACGAACTAATGCTTTAAAAGGCAAAAGAAGGTAAGATATAATAAAGTTTTGGTTTTAGGTCGGATCTAATGGCAGGAGAATATGGTGTAAATATAAAATTTAGAACTGTTGGTTTATCACAACTAGATAAAGCAAAATCAAGAGTTTTAGAACTTGAAAAAAGTGTTAGTAAAATTAGAAGTTTAGATTTAGGAAAAGCTATAAGGGGTAAAACAGGTGATCGTCTTGCAGAAGCTACAAGTCAAATAAGAAGATATGCTACACAACTGAATAAAACTGGAAAAGCTATTGGTAGCACAAGATTACAACAAAAAGCAGCTTTAGAGACATTTGAAAATTTAAGAGATTCAGTTAAGATTGGTTCTCCAATATTTAATACATTAAATAAAGCTATTGCACAACAAACTAAGTTGATGAATGTAAATACAATATCAACAAATAAAAATAGTAAAGCAAAAAATAATAATAATAAGGCATCAAGATTTGGTCAAAGAACAGGAAAAGTTGGAAATGCTTTAGCAAGTGGATTGATTGGTGGTGGTTTCCCCTTGTTATTTGGGCAAGGTCCAACTGCTGCAATAGGTGGTGCTTTAGGTGGTGTTGCTGGTGGTGCTCTTGGAGGACAGTTTGGATTTGCCTTGTCAATAGCTGGTACAACAATAGGAACTGCATTAGATAATCTTGCAAATGCCCTTGCAAAACCAACAGAAAATATTCAATTATTAGTAGATAAAGTTGGGTTAGCTAATACTCCTACAGGTGATTTAGCTTTACGTTTAGAAAAAGTCGGTCTTAGTGCCTCTGCTGCTGATTTATTACTTGATGAATTTAATAAAAAGTTTGGTAGGACACCTGAAGATATTAAGAAAAATACTCAACAAATGAATAAATTTAAAAATCAGATAAATGAATTAGGAACTGCAATAACATTATTACTTTCTAAAGTATTATCACCAGCAATCCAAACTATTTTAAATTTTATTAATAGACAGGCAATAGCAAATAAAGTAGGTAGACGTAAATTAGCATCTTTACAACTTGACGCTGCTGGTTTAGCTACAAAAGAAACTAAAGAAAAATTTGGTTTTAATATTGGAGCAGTTGAAGGGCCATTAGCAGGTGCAGGTGTAAGTGAATTTTTCCAAAAAAGAGAAAAAGAAATATTTAACAATTTAGTTAATGAAGAAATAAACAAACAATTAGTAGCACAAGGTAAACCACCCGTTGATTTTACAAAGCAAGGATTAAATTTCGGTGATAAATTTGAGGCATTACAAAAAAAAGCAGCACAAGCAGAATTTAATAAGAATATTCGATTATTAGAACAGAGTTTAAAATTAGAAAAAGATAGATTAAATATCAGTTCTGAACAATTTACTTTAAAACAAGAACAGTTTAAATTAGATAATTTAAATGCAGATCTTGAACTTTTAAAAGGAGAAATAGGAAAAGATAATAATCTTGAAATTCAAAGACAAGTAGATGGTTTAAAAGCTCAAGTCGATTTACAACAACAAATTGTTAATAACGCAAAAGCATTAGCAGATCCATTTAGAGAATTATCAAATATTATTGCTCAAGATATAGGTAATGGAATTAAAGGTTTAATACAGGGCACAGAAACTTTAAATAACGTATTAAGAAATGTTTTAAACAAATTAGCTGATGCTGCATTAAATATGGCAATTTTTGGAAACGTAGGAGGCACTTTTCAAAGAGGAGGAGCAGGTGGGTTACTAGGTTCAGTTTTTGGATTATTTAGCAATGCTTTTGGCGGAGGTGGTGGAAGTAGTTTTCGTACAGATTTAGGTGGTATGATCTCCGCAGCACCGATGTTAGATCCTGTACCAGGTTTAAAGTTTGCGAATGGAGGCCGACCACCAGTAGGAAGAGCTTCGATAGTAGGAGAACGTGGGCCAGAATTATTTGTGCCAGATAGAGCAGGAACTATTATTCCAAATAATCAATTAGGTGGTGGAACAAGTATTGTTGTAAACGTAGATGCTTCTGGTTCTTCTGTTGAAGGTGACGAACAAAGTGCTAACGAATTTGGTGAACAGATTGCAGCAGCAGTTCAAGCTGTAATAATTAATGAAAAAAGAGTTGGAGGTTTATTAAGCTAATGGCAGCTTTTCCTATTGCTAACCCAAAATATAATTACACAATTTCAAGACAGCCAGCCGTTAATGTCGTAAGTTTTGGAGATGGTTTTGAGCAGAGGTTAACGGAGGGATTGAATCAAAATCCTATAACTTTAAATCTTAAATTTGATTTATCTCAAACAGATTCTACAACTGCAATTAACTTTCTTAATGCAAGAATTACAGATGGTGCGTCATTTACTTTCCTCGTACCAAATGAAAATGTAACTAAGAATTTTGTCTGTCAGAATTATCCTACTACTGTTCCTTTTTTAAACAGAGTACTTTTGACTTGTACATTTAGAGAAGTGTTTGAACCATAATGGCAATTCCTTTTGTTGAATTAAATAAACTTAATCCAAGTTCTATTATCGAGTTATTTGAACTTGAACTTACTGTTGGCTTACATATACCAACTGGTAATCCTAATAATTTAGATACCGTATTTAGATTTCATGCTGGTGCGAACTTAAATAACTTTGGACAGGTAATATTTAATGGCAATAGCTATCAGCGAGTAGCTGTTAAAGCTGAAGGGTTTGAAAATACAAGTACAGGTACAATTCCAAGACCTACTCTTACTTTTAGTAATTTAGGTGGTATAACAAAAGATACAACAGTTATGACCATGAGTGATTTTCTTAATGTTGTTAATACTGTTACTCCTGGAAATGATTTATTAAATGCAAAACTTACAAGACTTTTACCATTAGCTTCGGCTTTGGATAATGCTAATTTCGCTACTGGTACAAATCCTTTCGGTACTCCTAGTACAGATAGATTACGAGATCGTATATATTTTATTGATAGAAAAGCTGTCGAAAACAGACAGATAGTACAATTTGAATTAGTAAACAGATTAGATATGCAGAATAAGAAGATCCCTGCCAGAATCGTCACAAGAGATCTTTTCCCTGCTGCTGGTACGTTCTTCTGATGACACAATATTCTTGGGCTACAGAAGCATACTCACACGCTACAGAGTGTTATCCAGAGGAGTGTTGTGGTCTTGTTTTAGATATAGATGGTAAGCATACATATTGGAAATGTAAAAATATATCAAATGTTTATAAGGAGGAATCATTTGTTATAGATCCTGTTGACTGGGCAGATGGTGAGGATCAAGGTGAAGTTTTAGGTATTGTTCATAGTCATCCTGATGGATTGTTGGAATTTAGTCATACTGATAAACTGAGTTGTAAGTATAATGATTTGCCTTTTTATCTTGTAGATCCAAAGACAGAATCTATTATTAAATTAGATCCAGCAGAAGTAGATGATTAAATTAACTATTTATGGTCGATTAAGAAAGTTTATAGGACAATCTACCTTTGAGATAGATGTAGCTAGTCCAAGACAGGCTTTTAGTTTTTTAGTGAATAATTTTGAAGGAGTTGAAGATCATATAAAAGAACAGGAATATTGCGTGATGGCAGGTAAGGTAAAAATTACAGAAGAATTATTAGATTTACAAACAGAAAGTGATATAAAGATAATACCTGTTGTTCATGGAGAAATACTACCATTTTTAGTAGGTGGAGCTTTTCTTGGTGCTGGTGCTATTGCTGCCACTGCAAGCAGTGTATTTATTTCTGGTGCTTTAGCAACTGCTTTAACAGGTATTGGTGCTAGTTTTTTAATTCAAGGAGTTTCTGATTTATTATTTTCACCGCCAACTCCTCCTAGTCTAAAAGCAGACGAACAAGATCCTAGTTTTATTTTTGATGGGGCTACTAATATTTCAAAACAAGGTGTTCCAATTAATGTAGTTTATGGAGAAACATTGATTGGATCGAATACAATCAGTGCAAATGTTGATACCTTACAGGTGGTGAATAGTTAATGATATTTCCTCTCGCTAGCATAATTAGTTCTGAAGCAGGAGAAACGCTTTTTAAACAAATTGCAAAACTGCCAAATGGTGCTCTTAAATCTATTGATTTTGTCACCCTTGTAGATAT